TTGTACGTGCAGATTCATAGGCACTACGATATGCTTTTTTAAATTCATTTCTTGTTCTAAAATTCTTAGCTGTTTCTTTACATGTCACATAATCCCATTTATACGGATTATTTCCAACAGTTCCACCCCTTCCCACATTCAACACAACCCATCCATCATTACTATATTTTTCGATATAATAAACCTCTAATTTAGAGGCTTCATTAACATCAATATAATCGGTAATTTGCTTAATAATTGGTTGGATGTTGGTTTTGGATATGTGTTTGACAACTGCATCGTTCTTATTCTTTAACCTATTTAATTTTCTTTTATCTAAATTATATGTCAATCCAACATATACTGAATTATCAGAAAACTCATACACATATACGCATCTCTTATACCAATTACCCGTTTTTTTCATGTGAGCACAAATTTCATCAAGCCATCCATTTCTTGCAGCAGCCGAATACGCATTAGAATTTAATTGGAATTGATATCTATGCGAGTAGTTCAATGCCTCTTCTTTACATTTTTCATATGTCCACTTTCTTTTTCTCACCACACAAATATATAAAAAAATTGCCCCAAAACAAAGTGTTTTAGAGCAATTCATTATATATGTATGTGATTATTGGTTAATATTTCTTATAATCATTCAAAAACGGGAAAAATTTAATCATTCTATTGAGAAACCCGGGACAGTAAATCCTGAAATTACCCAAACCAGTTTTGGGGTCTGTACCTAATTTAATATGGTTATTCTGTATTTCATCAAACAACGTAACCACGGCTTCCAGCATTTTATCGCTTCCAACATTACCGTCTTCCATCAATGCTTGGTTTTCGGCTTTAAGTGCTTTGTTTTCATCAATCAGGGTTTGAACCTGTTCTTCCAGCCATTCAACACCTTTTGGTTCATCGATTTTCTCGTCTTCATCAAGCTCAAGTAAATCATTTTCCTTTTTCGGTGTTAATTCAGCGTCTTTAAGTAATTCCTCGACCTTTTGTTTTGCCTTAAGGTCTCTTTCCTGCTCAGGAGTAAGTTTTTTCGTGGCAGGTTTTCTTGTTGTCTTTCTTGCTACGGGTTTTCTGGTACTGATTTTTTTTCTCGTCCCAGATGTGCCTTTAGCTATTCCGATAACATTTTTGTCTTCTTTTTTTGTTGTCATATTAGTCTAATATTAAATTTGTGTTTAATGCAGCAACCAAACCGAATTCATGATTCCAAACAAAACCATCTGCTGCTTTTGTTGAACCAACGAAACCCTTCTTATGATGCCACTCTTCAGTACCAGTTAAACTTGACAGATATCGAACCGTTACGCCTAAATCTTCATTTAATGGTCTGCTTTTATTTATTTCGTATTTAACAGTTCTTTTCCTATGAATATGTCCGAGATGCCATTCATGAAATTTCGTGTCACTCCACATGGGTTTGGATTCAATATCTGTAGCCATAAGAAGTGGGAGACTGGCTTCCTTTTCTTCACCTCCATGTGTGAGTCCGAGAAGCGTGTTGCCATAACGATAATATTTTCTCGGTGAGGCATGATTATTAATGTTTACAGCAGCATCGTTTTTAAACCATGCTTCAAGATACGAACCCATATAAAAACTGCGTTCGAAATCGTGATTACCCGGGATGACCAACACATCCACAGGTACACCTGTTTCTCTTAACATATTAATCGCATCAACCAAAAGTCTTACTCCGACCCTAAATGTTTTCTGCCATCTCAGGTCTTCATCTTGTTGTGTTCCTTTGGTTGTCGTATTTTCCATTGTGTCGCTATTGAAAAAATCGTTTCCAACAGGGAAAAGTATTCTTTCGAAATTGAAGCCACTGGCTCTCTGAACCAGTTTCTGAATACTATCGAGAAATCGCTTACGTGCAATTTTAATGTCATAGTTTTCAAAAGTCTCACCACTCCAAGCAAGTTTACCAATGTGTAAGTCAAAAATACTGATTTCCAAGAGATTCTTATCTTCAATACCACCTTTAATGGACTCGATTTTCGGTGCTAATGGTAGTATTGGTGGTTTATAGTCTTCAATCATTTCTTGGAATATCTCACCAATGGCTTGTTCCCGTACCATTTTAACATTGCGTTCAAGAAATGCCTTTACTTGCCAGTTTTGAATTGTTTTTGGAACCAACTCATCGTTTTCCCTAACCTTCATGGTGACATCCCATTTGTTAACGATATGTCTCGCTACTTTCCAAGTACTTAAATCGGTCTCACTTGCAGCCATTAGTTGGTCGAGCGTTCTTATGTGGTCTGAACCATAATTCTGACCACCAACCCAAGTATATTCGGCTTCGTTATAATTTTTTTGTTCAAATTTTTCACTCTCACCATTAGTCACGGGTAGGTCTTTAGGACGGTCAGGCTCTTCGATGCTGGGTTGGGTTTTACTGCTTGTTACGAATCCCGTTACATTTGTGTAACTTCCATAGACATCGTTAAATAGATTAAAAAGGTCGTCATCAAGTGTGCCATTTTCGTACTTATCAAACACAACTGCCTTGGTATTTTTAACATAAGTGTCGGACATTCCGCATTTCACTGATGCTTCTTTGACCGACACTTGATTAGCTATTGCGTATTCAATAATTTCTACTGCTTTTTCAATTCGTTCTTTTGTCATTATATGTTAATTAAGATAATATGATTTACGGAAATTTTGTCAAACATATAACAAAATTCCCAAAAACGCAAGGTTTTTATATAAATACATTACCATTTTCTTTCAGAATTTTAAGATTTTCTTCGATTTGCTTACATTCCATAAGAAAGGAAGTCTCCTGACTAATACCCATGTCGAACCATTCGCCTTCTTTCTTTAAATGGAAATAACGTCTATGTAACGCCTTTTCGATTACATTGGCGAATTCGGATTGGAAGGATTCAATGAGTTTCAATTCGGAAGAGTTTCCCGTTTGAAGTTGTCGTATTCTTTTTTTCGGATACTTTGATACCCCGACTTTATAATAACCGTCTTCCAATGACTGAATTAAATAAACGTATTTCATGCAATAAACCCCAACTTTTTTAAACCCGCAAATCCAACAACATAACTATCAGACATATCAAAACACATCGGTTTGGGGTCGGTAGTGCTTCCACGCTTATAAAACCATTCGATTTGCGGTTCCAATTTACAGACTTTTTTCCAGATATACAACTTCTTTTCTTTTCGATATTCAGGGGGGAAACTAAGAACTTCGACCATTTTACCTTTTCTCTTCTCGGTATGAACAAGTTCGGGACAAAAAAGTTTACGACTTTCATGCACACTTATTTTCATGGGATATGTACCAAATACTTCATACAATATATACCTACAAATACCATTAAATCCAAATAAGAGAGAAACAGTATTAGCGTTATTGCTTCCACCAAGTGGTTCTTCAACAATAACATGAATAATCTGTCCATTGAATTCTTTTGATATTCTTTCTTTAAATTCCAGAACGTATTTCATGAAAATCTCGGCTTTATATATGTCACGATTTTCAACGGGCGTGTTTTTATTGGTCTTTAATTCAAGGTGTTTGAGTTCAATTAACCCACCCCTGATATCCCATAACGCCATACCGATATTTGTTGTACTAATGTCTAATGACCAGATATATTTTTGCATATTGTCTTACTTATGAAGTTCTTCGTAATTAATTTCTTTGACTTCTTCAATCATGGATTGAATCTTCTTGGGGTCGTTTAAATACATGGCAATGAGGTCTTCAATCACTCCACCTATTTTTAAACTCTTACCCTTACAATACATCTTGAATCTACCATGTAGATTGCCCTCAATGATAACAGATTTGGGTTTGGTTTTATTGATTGTAAGAATTTCTTTCATATTCATTATTTTTAATTTATAATAAATACTAAGAAATTATAAAAAATTATAGATTTATGTGATTTTTTTAGAAATCAACAGCAAAAACAATTGTTCTGGAAATCGTAGAGTCTTTTGGTACGGGGTCGTTTAATTTACCGATTGCCACTAAATTCCTGTTACTGTCATAAATACCGACTTCACTAATAAAGACGGTTTCACCACCATCCCAACTCAAATTAGTGCTGGAGTTGAACTCATCCAAAGGCAGGTCAATACCGATGTCCATAGTGTAGACATCGGCTTTGATTTTAGTGGTTAGGTTTCCAAAGAAATACGTCACATCACCAAAGCTCAGATTATCTACTTGACTACTTGAAGGATAGTTGAGGTAATTTAAAGTATATCCCGAATAGGTATCATAATTATATAATGAGATTTTAAATACCTGTGCGGTTAGATTTGCTGGTGTAAGAACACCTGTATATCCGCTTACTTGGTTACTAATATCAAAATATTTCCACGCACTGGCATCGGGAACAACATCATTTATAGTTGCAAACGATTGATTATCGACAATCTGAACCACGGCATGAATACAATTCATTGTGTACCCAGTACCAGTAGTAATATCGGCATTAAGAAAATTAAAATCCTTTGGGTTTGGGAAATTCAGATTAACTTCGGTTATATATGGGTTAGCTGCCGTGGCTTGTAATTTTTTGACGTAATTACAGTGAATAGGTTGCTGATAACCACTTCCAACAGTATTACCTGTTGGTATTAGTACGTATGTTATGAATATTGTGTGTCCGCTTGCTGCCATTTTATTTTAATTAGCAATATATACACCCACAGAATATAATTCCTTGAGTGCCGTTTATTGGTCCTATAGTTACGCTGTAAGTTTCTTCATCACTGGTATCAGCATCATCTATACTTATTGTTGTATTGGTCACTATGTTTTTGGCACATAATTCGGTATAGCTATCCTCACCATCTTCGGTATTACATACATACACACGATATCCCGCATCGCTAATACCACCAAGAGATATACTTGAACCACTTGGGAATGCCGTCCAATTTTTGGCACTATGACAATATTCCTGAGATACAATGCAACTCAGGTTTCCACCAACATAACTCGCATATGTATCGTTTTCAGGTGTAGTCCAAGTCACATTTGTCCCCCCACCACCACCAGAACCAAATATTATCGTATTGGTATCGGCATTATAATTCGGTAACGTAAAGTTTCGGTTTGATTTATACTCCATCGCATACAGTAATTCTTGGTCTTCAATTACCACGAGTTTCAATTCATTGAAAACCTTACCCACGATAATACTGGTGTTGTTTTTATCTACTAAGTCATAATATGTGGTATTAAGTGATTTGGTTGCCCCTGTCAATAATTTTGGACTACCATATGGGATGAATGTCGCACCCATTACAGGTGTTGAAGATTTATGCCACATTATTGTGGGGATATCGAGTTCCAATGTATCTAATAGAAATCCCTCGGCATATACATTTGCAGGACTACTATTGGTGTAGTGCACGACACCCAATCTTTTATTAACGGGTGCTTGATTCTGTATGTATGATACGAACCCACCAAATTTTCTGTTTTTGAATTGCGTATATTTTAAATCACTGGGTTGTACACCAGCTATTTCTTGGGTATGAATAATGCTTAGATTCCAATAAGGAAATACGATTGTGGGACACTGACTGTTTTCCAAGAAAGACAGTACGGATTCATCAACATATTGTGTCGGAGTTAGGTTAAATACACTCGCACCACTGAAGCTGATTTCACTATAATATACGAGTGCACCTGCATATAGGTCTGAAGCCAAACTCATGCCACTAAAATTAGGAATTACTCGGTCTAATTCCACAATAATATTATCGGCAGCAAGTGTTCCTGATGTTATTCCTGTAATCTGATACCAGAGATATTGTTGTGGTTGTGAGGTGTTTATTGTGTGTTCCGTGGTGTCTCCACTGGTTGTCCATTTCACGAGTAATAAGTCCCCCACGGCAGGTTCTTCTCCACTTGTGCCGTAACTCGGTCCCTTCACCAATTTCAACGTGTTTCCACCCGTAACACCCGTCATCGCAATTTTTATGTCGGGTTGTTTCACGTGATTACTATCGGTAATAAAACTGGGTGTTGTACCGAGATTACTAAAGAATCCCAGAGAATCAACCTGATTCTCAACATTATAAGCAGTAACTGGTACGCTTGAAAGTTCATTAAGGCTATCACCAGTAACATTTCTTGTGATAAACGAAATCATTTCAGGATTATTATCAGCTGGTTGTAATATACCAGCATCGAATGCCGTATATTCTGTATCATCAGCATTTACCTCGGCATTGAACTTGTAATCGATTTCACTGTCACCGATGCCATAATACTTGAAATCCAATTCACCTGCTGCGAGTAATTCTCTGCCATGTGAAGTCAATTTAATATTGATTACAACTGGATTTTTTTTATCTATAAACGCCATTTAAACTTTCTTTCTAATAAATACGGTTATTTTATTTTTATTACTCGATAGCTGGACCATCCAGTTCAAGTGATGGTCGGTCTCGCCCTAACTCGATAGGGGGACCATCCAGTTCAAGTGTACCTGAATTGCTCACCTGTACTTGAAAAGATTTTTTATTTTCATCGACATTCGTTATCAAAACGGTGTTTTGCCACGGACCGGGAGTTGTCGGTGTTATATCTCTCCATCGTATATCAGGCACTTCTTGATTACCACCATAAAATATTTGAATGGTGGTTAAATTGAAGCTATATTTGGGGGTTGGGGTTGCGTCTCGATTCGCAAATATCACTGTTTCTGTGGTATCATTCACTGGAAGTCCAAAATTATATTCCTGTATTTGTGTTGTGCTTTGCATTAACACCAGTTTTCCAGTAAACCCATCACCATGGAGTACTCCACTGTTATCACCAGTCCAAACAACCTCAACATTTATATCGAATTTACTGGCTAGTACGTTAGTGGTTACGGTTTTAATGTCACCATAACCAATATTGTCGTCACCAATACCGTTTCTGGCATATGCTCTGAAATAATATTGTGTGTTTGGTATCAAACCACTTACGGTTTGAGAAAAATTAAGCGGTGTTTCAGGTAATGGGGGGGTAAGAGTTACGCTACTTGTAAACACATCTGTACTTCCTACTTTTAATAGATTATCCGTTGCTCTTGCACTATTAGATGTATAAGCAATACCATGAGTAATAATTGTTGACGGGTCACCATTTTCTATTTTGTTTTGTATTGATGTAAATAATGTACCATCTACTCCAACCAATGTCCTTAGTGATGTCGTTACGTCTGGAGGTGTATCTGATGGTTCGGGCGGCGTTGTAGTTAATCTGCTTATACCATAATAAGTAACACCATCGACAATAATGAATGCTCTGTATTGATAAGTTGAATCGGTATCAATTAAACCGATATTTTGACTCCATGAATTGTTATTGAGTGGTCCAGAATAAGGTGTGGATGGTTGAAGCAACCAAGTCACATCATTCACTTTTTTGTATTGCATACCATAATATTGAACGTCAGCATAGCGCACAATATTATCACCACCAGTACTTGGAATTAAACCATAATAATCACCACTTCCTTGAGGATATTCGTAAACAAATGTCGTACCACCTCTTTTAGTTTCAACGCTTGGGGTTGGTAGTGGTGGTGGTGGAGTTGTTGCCGATAAGGTGTTACCCGTAAAACCCGATGTAACGGATTCAACAAATGCCCTGTATTGGTATGTTGCACCCTCATCTAAATCAGTTAAGGTTAGTGTGAAACTGTTTTGTGTTAATGAAGTCGTTAGTGTTGATTTTATCCAATTATTCGTTGTTGTTTTCCTATATTCAATCCCATATTCAATAACCTCATCATAATTAAGAATGTTTCGACCTCCAGTTATGAGACTACCCAACACACCGGGTGTGGTTTCGACATACATTTCAGGTGGTACTGGTGGTGGGGGTGGTGGAGGTGGTAATGCACCTTGAATTATTTGGAACACACTACCTGCGTTACCGAGATACTGCACCACTGGATTCCCTCTTAAATCGAAATTAAGATTTTCAGTATTTGCCACATTTACCCCTCTTTTATACCAGTGTTTTTGTTTTGTAAATAATGTGTTTCTAATAAGTAATCCACCACGTCTACGTATAATTGTGGCAGGTAATAACTGGTCTACGAACCTCTGAAAAAACGCATTATATTTACCGAGAAACGAATACAGATTCTGGAAAGTATATCCGTTTGACTGCAACGGGTCATCATTAGGAAGTTCCGCTCTTTGTAGGTATTTTTCGTATATTGCCAATACAGCGGGATACCAACCACCTTTGAAATCCGTAACCGTTTTTCTGTTTCTGGCGTTAATCATTTTCCTCTGAATTAATTCAAGGAATTCCAAGAACGATAATTCACTAATATCTCCAAGACCAAACACATCATTAATCACAGGGTCAAACGCTCCTTGTCCACCCACGAGATAATACGCACTAATCACACTACCGTATCGAATACCTCGTGGTAAAAAGATTTCATATGGACTCATCACATTTACACTGTAATCCAGATACGGTTCCAATGCAATACCGTCAATCAGAAACTTGACCTCACTGGCATTATTGACCTTATAATTAAGTCTATACACGTATTTATTTGCGCTGTTATTGAAGTATATCTTACTACTGTTAAAGCTATCCACTCTAAAGACTTCGCTTCTCAGGTTAATGTCATTGCTTCCCTGTACTTCCATGTATGAAATCTGGACATCTGGATTAGCATTTAAAAACGTGATGACATCGGGATTCTGAATAATTAAATAATTAGTCCCACCTGTTGAATTGGCTGGGTCAACGATATAATCAGCACTGAATTGAGATGTGCCTTTTGTGAGCGCAATTCCATTAATTGTGAGTTGAACATCTCCACGTGGAAAACTTGGTAATGGTACATATGTTCCACTTAATTCAGCTTTAACACGAGTAACGATATATGTAACAGTAATAGCACTTGTTGCAGCGTTACTAATTGTCGTACCCGAATCAATAAGAGTGACCTGAATAACATCCGAAGCTCTGACACCAGTACTTAATTCTGGTATTGTGAAGGTGTTTCCATTAACAGTATAATCAGCTTCTACAGTTTCAGTATTTCCGCTCGTATAACCATTGGTATCACCTGTGCTCGGTGCATTTAATAGTATACCATTATACCTAACCTCAATATCACCAAGTTTTTTATTATTCACGCTTGTCGGTAAACTAAATGTGTTTCCAGTGCGAGGAACATTACTGATATTCACATAAGAATACGGGAGCGTGTAACCACTGCTGTTCGCAGCGAAGTCGGTTTGAATATATTCATAAACATCGAATTCAATGCCTCTGGTTGTATCCAGCGCAATATCGATTTCCTTGGTATTAATCACCAGTCTACTGTCTTCCTGATAATATTGTGACGTACTGTAGTGTTCACGAGTCGTAGCACCCGTCCGTATCCATGATTTCTTGTTATCAGGGGTCTGTTTCAGGTTGAAACCAGCCTGACGGAAGACATCCAAATATCTTTGACCACTATCGGTATCACCACTTATTTGGAAAAAGAAATCATTGGTTTCAAGTGGTGCTTTAGGATATCCACTATTATCATACGGCAGAGAATTACTTGGAAAGTCTCTGGCTGTTAAAGCAACGGTATTGGGGTTGATTTTACCATCAACAGTATATACGTATTCCGTTATATTAATAAATGGTTCTGGAATTCCAATAAGCAAGAAAATAGATTTTATCGCCTGACGAGTACCTTTTGATTTCCAGAAGTAACTGGTATTCATTAATATGCGTCTCCATAATTCCATATCTACTTCAGCTGGTAATTCGTTTTCGTTAAGGTCTCTTTCGGTGTCGTCAACAGTTAAGAAACTCTCAACCAACTCACCCTCATTTAAAAGATTAAAATAATCCCAACCGAAGGTTCTTGCCATGTTTTGAATTAGTTGGTCAGGTATATTGTTTTTCTTATCGTATGTCACTTTATTGATGTAAACCAATGAATCGATAAATTCTTTCATCTGGTCAAATTCCCTGCCATATAATCTCAGGAGTTTCGTGGTTTTTTTCTCATCGGTGAAATCATAGTTTTTCAGTGATGCTGGGGTTAAAAATCTTGCGATGAGGTCGGTTTTAATCTGGTCGTATTTCGAACCAATAGTCAAGACAATCGTAAGAAAATTTTGATAACTTGGACTATTAATATCGATATTATATTGGTCACTAGTTACCCAAACCACTTCTTTATCGTAATACAATATTTTCCCGTCTTCGAGAAGCGTGGGTTCTTTTAACTTAAATACAAACCCATTACTGCCATTTCTTTTCGAAACGAGGTTACGTTCATATGGGTCGAGAAGTGCTCTGAATTCCTCGAAAACCTCATTATTTGGACGTATATGGAAGTCTTGTTGAGCAGTTGTTCCAGTTCCCAGTGACTCAAACGGATTTCCTTCGACCTGAAGTCTGATGTACTTTATTTTCGGTATTGCTGTACCATCATAATTTGCGGTACTTTTAGCTGTGTTTCCCGTGTATCCAACTACTTTAAACAATTTATTGGGTTCAAGACCAGACCAGACAACATAATCTTCATATGATAAATTAAGATTTTTCAATTCGTTACCATCTGGAATTTCTTCGTTTCCGTTGTTAATAATCAGACCAAATTTGTTTACAGTAGCACCTGTTGAGAGGTAAAATGTTGAGATGTTCTCGACCTGATTATATGATAATCCCGTAAATGTGGTGTTTCCACCAATTTGCTTCTGGGAATCAACGAATAACGAACCCGGGTATCTGGTAATCACATTCTGTATCGACACTCTGAGAAACTCATATGCCGAACCGAATTTAACAAAAGTATTTAAATCGGTTTTATCGAGATTAAGAACTGCATTATTACTATACAAATTCATTATCTCGGATTGCCTGTCTTGGATTCCAAGACTATCTAAATTAACGGGAGTAACAAAAGAACTCAGGGTATTACTATAATCAATCGTGGTTTTATCATCGAAATTAGTTGTGACGAAAAACCTACCAAAAGAAAAAATAGTGTTTGATGGCGTATCGTTGAAATACGAGCCGTTTAAGTTACCATTGAGTTTGGAATTAATTACCTTTACTTTTGCCACTGTCTATGATTTACTATAAATACGATAAAAAGAAAAATCCCAATGAATTATATCGGGATTTCTTAATGAAATAAAATTTGGTGTTACTGAACGTCTTCAATAACGTCATTAAAATTTTGTGTCTCATCGATAATTGTTCGTCTTTCCTTGACTTCATATAGTGGAACGTTGTTGACATCATCTTTAATTTCGTAGATATTGAACTGTCTTGTGATGACTCTATCGCTATTATAATATGTAAGTATTCCGTTGTCAACATCTTTTACCTGTTCACCACCAACTAAATCGGAAAGCGTATCAATTGTATTGGCAACCAAATTAACTTCGATAACCAGTGGAGAGAAAAAAGTGTTCGATATAATTATGGTTTGGTCTGGAACACCAATAAACGGAGTGGCATTGGGTTTGACGTTCGATGAACTACTTGGTGTTAGTTGTAGAAATAAAAGTGTTCCGCTGTCATCGAACCTATAACGTGTTGAGGTCTGACTCGTATTCCCGATATTTTCACTAACAGGAACCACTTTATTTGAACTCACAACATATCTCACAAGATTTCTTGTTTTCAGATTCGTTGTGGTATCAATATACTCAATACGATAACCCTGTAAGGCATTATTTGCTCGAAGTCCTTCGGGAAGTTGATTGGTGTCCAGAACAATTCCTTTGACACTGGGAAGTGATGAAAGCACACTACAATCAATTATTATTGCCGTTAATCTTTTGGGTTTAAGGTATAACGTGTATATTCCGATTTCCGAAAAAACATCAGCGGGGAGACTGATGTTATAAAGACCCTCTAAAATATTATCGCTTCCCACAATTTCCTGTTCTTCAGGCAGATAATTATAACTTAAAATCTCATTGGAATCCAGTTTCTGAATTGGTTCCACCTCTGATTCTCTATTGGGTGCATAATTATAGTAAACATCGATATCATCAATGCTTACATCTGCTGGTCTTATTGTTCCAAATACTCCAATGCTCACTCTATGAAATGTTAAATATTTTTAAATTATTTTTTTTTTATCTCATCCATTGAATAGTCTTTACATATACATTGATTTGACATATTTATGTGTTGTTTATAACATTAAAATATTTACCGCCAGCATATGTCGTCAAATCAACCATTTTTTCAATGTATTCCAGTTTATAATTTTTATCGAAAGCCGATTGCTGGTCTCTGATAATAAATACATCGTTATTGATTTTAGGATTACCGATGATTTTAGATTCATTGGGGTCTTTATAATACGGTACATCGATAAAATCTGGACTACTTGTTCCCTGTGGTGTATAACTAAATGTCGTAACGCCTTCGCTAATATCGTCAACAAATTTTATCCCACCTAGATAATATGTGACATAATCACCTTCAACGGAATTCGGATAATCAACTCCGTCATTACTTGGTGAACCGCTACCAAAATATTGTTGAGTAAAAGACACACCGACTGCGTATTTCTTGAGTTCAATTAATCTGCTGTTATTTGTTGTTCCCCTTGCCATGTCGTGATTATATTATTTGTTCAACGAAAGCATCCATGAATCCCATATCACGAGTATCTTGAGTCAATCCCACCTTAAATTGATACGTGACACCAGTATCGGGAATAATAACATAACAACTGGTCGTGGTTCCAGTACATGCGGTTGTTCCCGTTGTAACGGCTTGTAATATTTCCCTTTTAATTCTTTCCATTAATTACTGACTTTCTTAGCGAAACCTTAATATCTTTTCGAGGATATTTGATTTCAAACATCGAATCAGGTGTTGAATATATTGTATTGTTTTCAATTTTTATTTCACCAGTACTGGTGTTAGATATGGGTTGAGTCACCGTATTTATCGAATATTGGTCACCAACCAAATTAAAGACCTTGAGATTAACTATATTTATAACACCATTGACTTCCAGAATCTGTCTTTCTAGTTTTCCGAGATACACGTCCTCATTCATTTCATGTTCAGCTATATTGAAATAACTTGAAATCTTATTAATTATATTGTTTGCGATTTGATTATCGGCTTGATTTTCAACAAACACATCGACTTCAAATCCCAGATTAAAAATTTGACCGTCTTTAACCTCTATATAGTCATTAACCATGCGGAATTCCGTAAGCCATTCCGTGATGTTTCCCTGAAGCAATGAATTACTAGTGTTATCAAGTTTACCATCAGCACCAATACCTATAATGGGTATAACGATTTTATTATTTAATTTATAGGCATTGGCACGATAAGGTGAACCGTACTCCCCGGGCATTTTATACACCTGTAACAAGTAATCTGTCAATTGAACGCTTCTTTGCTGCGCACTAAAATTGTATTTAACCAGTTGTCTGATTTGTTCCGTAGATAACCCATTATTACCACCAATGGCTGGTATCGGATTATTAACACTGAGACTTCTTCTAACAGCTTGGTTGAATTGCTGACGACTTCCGTTCACCCCCATAGAATACGCACCCATTTGAGTCAGAACATTTGTGCCGATATTTGAACTCGCACCCCCACCTGTCCTGTATTTAACAAATAACGTGTAATTGGCTTTGAGTTTTTCACCAAGTGCCGTGTTATTTAGAAAATTATCGAGAAACTCTCTATTACTTACACCTGCTTTAAGAAAACCGTTTCTAAACGCATTAACATCAGCATCACCAGAACCAAAAGTAAGTTTACAATAACCATTCGGAGTGTATTCCTTAATAAATTTTTTCGTAATATCTATCCATCTGGCAGCTTTAATATTACTTGTATTACTGCTTCCAGATGAGTTTAATTCGTCTTCAATAAAAATACGTTGCTGCGCCAAATAATCGACTTCAAAATAACGGTTATTGATATTCCTGAAGTCGGTTTCCGTTGGGTTATTACTATAATTAGTACCCTCTAATAGAATCACACTATCGATTTCCAGAATATCTGGGTCAGGAAGCGTTATACTGAAAAACGGTATGATGTCGCTGGCAGTGATGACTTTCTTAAATATATTTGTGGCTCCATTTAACACCACTTCTCTCTTGGTTACAACATAATTAATTGGAATACCATTGGAATCCAGTGTCGGGATAATACTTCTATTTGGGTCACCCAAACTACTTGCAGCCGTACTCCAATTCACGTTATTTTGAATCTCAAATGTTTGTCCACCCCCAACAACTTGTGCACCTGCATTTAACACAGGATAATAATTTGAGTCAGGTGCATTTCCCAAAACAGGAATCGTTACACTAAAGTCAACAACAGTAACACTTGGTCTACGAGCAGGTATATTGAATCCCATATTTTTTGCTATGTTCAGAATACTTGACCTTTGTTGGGCATATTCTAATTGGGTTTCTTGAAATGCCCTATCGGTATTCATAGAGAGGTTGTTTGTTACACCAGCATTTAGGTCAATAAGCATTGCACCCACACTGGAATCCGTGAAATCACTAAGTATCTCAGGGTAACTTTGTCTAATTAAAGCAATTAAATCCTCTCTAATTTCTGAGAAAGTTCTGCTTCCGTAGCGAATCACGTTTGTTGTTTCAGTTGCCATTTTTTAAAAATTTAAGTCTAAATTACCTTCTTCCGATAACGAACCCTCTTTATATACGAATTTAACATTTACATTTAATTGATTTTCAGATATTGGTTGACCATTATCATCGTTTAGCCAATTGAAACTCACTGACATTATTTTGATTTCAGGCATGAATAACGCCACGGTTTCTTTAATGTCTTCTTCAACCATTCGTGAAGTGATTTCGTCATTGGGTTCAAAAATGTGTTGAAGTAAGAACGTACCATAATCTGGTTGATAATATCTTTCGTGTTTTTCCGTTAATAATAACAGCAACAAATTAGAAAGATACGCATCTTTAGTCACACGATTCATTTGAATGAATGTATTCGTGGTCACGTCATCTTTAAATGGAAATGTTATGTTATATGAATTCATTACATTAATTTCCTATAAATACTTATAAACAAAAAAATCCCGATAATAACTTATCGGGATTTCGGATTTAATGTAACTATTATGCTTTAACTTTTTTTGTTCTCGCCTTTTCTTCGTCTTCTTTTTCTTTTTTTGCGTCATAAAGACTTTTAATTGATTCGTGTAGTCGCACAATTGATTCGTGTCCATAGTGTTCTAACATACTTCGATGAGTATTAAAATTGGGTTTATCCAGAGAAACCGTGTCACTATCGTTAACAACAACCCCAGCAAGAGCTTCATTCATAACCATTTCTTGCATGTCGAACGGTAATTCATCCAGAATTTCCTCATTAACCACAACAATAAAATTCACCCCATCAGTTAGAACCTCTATAATGTCATTAGCCTTGGTGATTTTATAGATTTCCTTCTGTTTGTCGTTACTGAGAATCTCAAATTGCACCCATTTAGGAATAGTGGTTTTCTCTCTGATTTCTTCGAATAGATTTACGATATCCTCAGACGCTTTTTCGATTTTTGCCATAAATATTTGTTTTAATTAAAATTTGTATTTTGATTTTATTTCTTTGATTTTTAAGTTTAGTTCTTGATACGGTGTGTCATTGAGTTTATCTTTAAGATTTTCTTCCAGACTCTCAATATGACCCAGCATATCACCGAGTGTTAATTTCACCATATCTTCGATTTCAACCAGCATCGCCAGTTGATTATTTGCTGCATCGACTTCTTTTATTTCAGTCTCGTATTCCGAATTTAATTCCGACACCTCGTCCTCAGAAACAGGTTCAACTGGGGTGTCTTCCATTCTTTTTTTCAGTGAGGGTTCCATATTTTTTGCTTTATTTTCAGCAGCTTCACTTACTTCGATAATTTTTTTCGCTGCCTCTGAATTAAATTCTCCACCATCAGCAGCATTCTTTAGGTCTTCTAAAAATTTTGACATAGTATTACGTTTTTCTACCCATCATTTGCATTTCAATTCCATCGAATTTCAGCACTTCATGAGTGTCGTTATAAATTATTCTTTTCACAAAATTATTAACACCAAAAGCAAGAAATTCTCCGTATTCATCACGAATAAAAACTTGTTTAATGTCAACAATTTCTCTAAACACATTTGAATTGTCATCGATTTCAGATGTGTTGAAATGTAATGGAATGAAAAATTCCAGTTGTCGGTGTTCAAACCCAATCTTTTTAACATGTAGAAATTCTGTTAGTTCTTCGATTTTATTTATTGCTTTCTCGTTATCACGAACCACACTTATTGGAAATCTGAATTGTTTGCTTGCTTTATTGATGTCCACGATGTCAATGCCATCCCACTTAAAAATAATCCTATTGATGTATGGTGGGGTTTCTCTGATTTCGATATCACGTAAATGTGTTACTGGATAATCAATAACATCCCCATAATTTTCGGTTATTGGTGAAATATTTATTCCCTTAGTCTTTCGACCAATTGACTCACCAATGTCCTTTAAACCAACTTCCATAGGCGTGTTATTAAAGATGTACATTATATTTAAATCATCGTCCTTAGTACGTCTTTCCTCGAATTCCATAGCTAGAACCTCACCCAATGTCTTACCAGTATGTTTGTGCTTATCATCGAAGAAACCATAGTGTTCGTAACGTCTACCCCATTTGTCTTTCATGCCGTAACTCGTACCATATTTATCGGCAGCAACCGCCATTTGATGTGGGGTTGCTGTTCTTATGAACTTATCGGCTTTCTTAAGGACTTCATAATACTCTTGCACGTACTTTTCATCGGTTTGACCAGCATAGAATTTCTCAAGTAATTGATTTCTATGACGCATTCTCTGAACATGTTTATCACCTTCTTTGAGATTATCGGGGTCGGCTTTAAGTATTTCCTGTTCAGTATTAAATAATGCCACACCTATGGCAATCATCAATGTATGAAGTTTGATGTATAACCAAAGAACTATATTTCTAAAAAGTTTCTTCATTACACGGTTTCCAATGTTTTGGCAATCACTTTTTCATAGAATTCTGCACGTTTTGCCGTGACATTTGCAAGATTATATTCTTCTTTGAAGTCTTCATGTAATTGATTACCGATTTTTTTTCTTAATTCGGCATCCAATATGAGTTGCTTCAAATACTTCTTCCAGTACTTATGTGCGTTTTTCTTACTTGGAATCAACACACAGTTCTCCATGTGGTGACCATGAACATTATATGGGGGGATATCACTACAGACTATCGGAAGTTTACGAGTCCAGCATTCCACTTGCTTCAAATTGGATTTCATTCTATTGAAACCGTTATCGGCAAGTGGTGCGAGAGCTATGTCGGTTTCATCCAATACCTTGGCATACGTATTGGCTTTCTGTGTCCAGCGTCTTCCGAAATTTCCTTCGTTGTCATACTGTATATTTCTCTCGAAATTCATTAGCCAGCTCAAGTAGTCATCATTTTCAATAATCCCATGATTATCAGTAAGTATTTTTTCATACATCAAATATATACTTTCTTCCGATCTGATATCACGTTGTTCCTGATTAAATATGTTATCACGATATTTTTCCTTAATCTCATCGGGAATCTTGGGTATCATATCGACATTACCTCTGTGTTTATTTACCGCCTTAACGACTTCATGTGTCCACAATCCCAGTCTTTCGAGTTCGGTTTTGAATTCCTGATTGAAGGTGTAATCAGTGGTTTTACCCTCGGTATCCCATCCAGCAATAATGATTTTAAATTTATTTCGGGTATCTGGTTGAGACTGTAGATAATTAACGACACCCTCAAGTTGTTGTACGTCAACCATGTGTGATGAACCCGCCATATATGTGATACGAACCAATCCATCTGGGTCTGGTTTCCAATTATTTTGAAATTGTTTCATCCATGTGGGGTCAACGCTGTTATAGAACACACCCACATTATCTTTCCCCGTAACCTTCTTTATTTCCTCGGCAAAAATATCTGATGTGGTGGTTACGTAATCCGCAATCTTCAGGTTCTCTTGAATCGGAACATGCATTTGTTTTCCCTTACTCATATTATAAAACGGGTGGTCTTTATGTAATTGCCAATAGTCATCGATGTCAACGATTAACGTGGTTCCAGCTTTTTTTAGTTCTTCTGCGAGTCTCAGCATTTGTTGGGTGTCACCAAGAAACTGCCTGTGATAATGTATGATATGAAATGTCTTGAGATAGTCTACAAAACTGGGGTCATTAAAATCGATTTGTGGATTTATTTCCACATAAAACCTATCACCATGATTTCTTTCAAGTTCCATTGCAGGAGTCTGTGTTCTGAAATAATTAACTCCTGCTCCATCAAGGTTATAAAATAAAATTCTTATTTTTCCGTCCATATTAATATTATAAATTTTTATAAAATAATGCTATATATCTGCTTATACGGAAATCATCACGGAATCTTGAATTCTTTCACATAAAAAAACCAACAAATTTGTTGGTTTTTCAATTATTGCTTGATGTTATGCTTAACTACCGAATTCTTCTTTCTTTGAATCGGTTTTAGAACTCGTTGAACTTGATTTACTATAAGTCTTTTTCTTTGTTGTACTTGATTTACTGGTACTCGATTTTTTTAGTGTATCGGATTCGCTGTTACCTGATTTCGTAGTCAAACTCTTTGGTTTTTCAATTTTAGTTTTTTTTACCGTTTTCTTTTCAGGTGGGTTTATTTTTTTAATATCAGCAACACTTGCTTCAGTAATATTTATTAAACCTTTGATTCTTAATCTGTGTATTGCTAATGGTAGTGTTGCTACAGTTAGAAATAGATTTTCACCTGTTTTAACTTCGGCAACTTTCTTTTTTCGGTCATCAATATACTCAATCTTCACAGGTGTTTTGAAGTGAACATCACGTTTATGTAGTTGATTCGTTATATTAGTTATTTTGTATGTATTCATATCTACTTATTTTAATCCCTTTAACATTAAGTTGTTATATTATTTTCTTTTTCATATAAAAAGTTTGTTTTTATCAAAAGTTTAACTTATTTCATACATATTATTATTTTTTATTAGTTTTTCGTAGATTTTTATGAACAGTTGGATAACCCATTATTTTAATCCTTGAACAATCACATTATTATACAAAATTCCATCATAACCCATTCTCATCGCTTTCTCAGCAACGGCTTTATTTTTTATGTTTATCGCTGGAACATCCTGTTCCGAACCTATTTTTTCAAAATTAATATTGGGAAACCAGATTTTTGCCAGAATATCTACTGGTTCTTGACCATCTTTATATGTTACTCCAAGTGAACCCATATCTAAGAGATTATCGAATTCTATTTCATACTTATCGAAACCATCTTGTGGTTTTAATAAAAAGAAATTACCAACCACTGAATTTTCTCTAATTGGGTCTTTTCTATATGCCGTAATAACCTTATTATTTGGTTCACCGTCATTTAATTCCTGATTACTGTTTTCTAATTCTTTAAGAAACTGATTCTCATCGTCACCATAGTAATTAATTACGTCCTGTGATACAACTTCTTCCATTTCTCGTGATTGTTCGTACTCATAAATATCCTGTATTTTATTAAGTATCCTACAACTATCTTTAAAATTTAATTTAACTTGCACTGATTTACATGAAATATTATCATTCCAACAACGCATCCATGTGTGGTGACCATCAAGTATTCTATTTTCATTTGAAATCCATATTAACGGGTCATCCATATTCACATTTGAAACAATATCTGAAATAACAAAGGGTTGACTGGGTTTTAAATCATCTAAATCGTGATTTAGATTTAATTGATATTGAATTCCTTCAACATCTAATTTATTCAACACATAATTTAATGGTGCTCGAATTTGAGGTAAATGATATGGTGCTATCGTACTCATAACTATATTAAATAATATTTTAATGTGGGGATTAATTCATCGTGTTCAATTAAAATTGTCGGTAATCTTAATAATTTTAAATTATCGTTAATAACATAATGATTTTTTATTTTATCACGTTTTCGGTATGATTTTAAACCGTCATCATTACCAAAAAAAGGTATTGATTGATAATGCTGTATACCATCAAATTCAATTAAGAGATTTTCTTCAGGTAAATAAAAATCAAATCTCAATGGAAACTTATCTCTACAATCATCAAATGATTTTTCGTGTTCATATGTAATACCATGTTCATCTAAAAATAAACGAATTATTTTCTCACCCTTATATTCACCACATTTAAAACAACCATACCCACTTAAATGATTGTGTGGGGTTTGATGAAAAACACCATGATTTGGGCAAATGATAGAAATTTTTTTCTCATAACCATCATATTTACATTCAGAGTAGTCATATTTATCCCCATGTATTTTTTTACCCCTTTTAATGAATTCTTCGTTTGTGAACCTATTTAATTTCGATGTTTTTTCGTATTGACATTTTCTACATCCATACCCACCTAAATGGTCATTAGGTCGTTGTTTAAAAACACCATGTTTCACGCAAACTATTTTCACTTTAGTTTTACTGTTAACATAATCAACTAATGAATAATCAAAAATTTTTCCGTGAACAAATTTTGATTTCATAATAAATTCTTCTTTAGTTAATTTTTTCGGCATTTCGAAATTTTATTATAAATACTAGTGTTTTAAATTTCGTAGTTCTTCATAGATTATATTAAGAACGTTATTCGTTGATTCCAATAAATGAAACGTATCCCGACCTTCATCCACGGCATAAATGTTATATTCAACACCATCGGGAATCTGATTCTCGATATCCGTAAATTCCCTGATTTTATTTTCCATACCACCAGCAAAATCATCATACACATCGATTTTAACTAAATCTGGCATGGCTTTCAAATAAGAAAGTATGACATCACCCTTGGTTTCATTACCATATTTAAGAATAACATC